CGGCTTTTTGGTGATGGCGGGTGTATTGATTTATGCGGTCTATCTTGACCGTTCTACGGTGACAGATTTGTTTTTTTATTTTGCTTGTTTTTGTGGTGGTTCTGCTGCAACCAAAGGGGCGGTGATGGCTTTTCAAGCCAAACAAGCAAAACCAGAAGAACCGATTACCGGTGAAACCTATGTGGAGCCAGAACAAACGGATAGACCAAGGGGGATTTGATGAGTATGCAGATTATTTTAGCGGGGCTCGGGATTTTCGGGCTATTGGGTGCGTATGTGATGTTTAAGCTGAAACATGCACACCGTGAGATTGAGCAGTTATTAAAAAACAATGCCCAGTTGCAAACGCAAAAAGACGTGGCTGAAACTCAAGTAAAACATTTTGAAGTGAGAAAGAAAAATGAAGAAAACACTCGTAATACTGGCCGTGATGATGTCATTAACCGCCTGCAGCAATCAGGCGATCTCCGTGATTAATCCAAGTTGCAGTGGATTTGGCATTATTACTGCCAGCAGACAAGATACCACGGAAACCTTGCGACAAATTGCGATACATAATGCGACCTATCGTGAGATTTGCACTAAAAATAAGGAGTCAAAATGATTGACGATAAAGTGTTTATTGGGATTGGCACGACGTTGATTATGACATTAGTTGGCTGGGCGTGGAAATCAGTAAACGATAAAGTGGCTGAAAATGAGCATGCGATTAAAGCCTTAGAAAAGCAAATGCAGCACGATTTTCAGAGTAAAGAGCTTGCTGAAGTAAAAGATAAACACTTTGAAAGCATTTTGAAAGAGGTGCGCGATCAGTTGAAAGAAATCAATCAGAAGTTAGATAAAAAGGTGGATAAATAATGTCAGCAAGAGAGCGAAAACGATTAGAGCAATTGGCAGAAAAACAAGAAATTAATGCCAAATTAGATGAGATTCTGGTTTTAAGCCGACAAGCGAACCATAAAATCGACCGCTTAGACGGTCGAGTGGATGATATTGATACTCGCTTGGCAAAGGTAGAAGAAAGTTTGGCGAAGTTAGGTGTGCGTGCTGCGATTGTTGGCGGGTTAAGTGGCTTGGTCGTCTCTGTTGGGTTTGAGCTGATTAAAGCAAAATTCGGGGGTTAAGATGGCACATGATGAAAAAACCAAGGTAGATGTGCGCCGTTACTATGTGTTTGATTGCTTAACGCTTGAATTAGCTGCAGAAAAAGCCAAAGTGTCCTATAACACTGCTCGACGCTGGAAACGTGAAGCCGAAGCTCGTGGCGATAATTGGGATAAAGTGCGTGATGCGAACACGATGGCAAGTGGCAAAGTAGAAGATGTGGCACGCGGCATGCTGACCACGTTTGTGCTTTATTTTGAAAACACTATGGATGAGATTAAGCGCGCGGAAGAATTGCCTGTGAGTGAAAAAGCGAAGTTGATTCAGGGCTTGGGCGATAGCTATTCGAAAATGGTGGCAAGCAGTAAGCGATTATTGCCAGAAGTGTCGGAACTAGCGACGGCAATAAAAACCATCACGATGTTTGGTGATTATGTGCAGGCGAATAAACCTGAGCTGATTAATGAGTTTGCGGACTTGTTGGATGGGTTTGGGAAAGCCTTAGATAAGGAATTTAAAGCATGAAACTATTAATTTTTCAGTTGCCATCACTTGCAGCCATTATTTGTGCATTCTTATTGTTAAGCCAAGGTATTAGTGGTTGGGGATGGTTTTTATTTATTGCTTTTTGTCTATCGGCTTCTAGAGTAACTTATGAAAAGTAAAGAATTGTTAGCGGAATTAAAAGCCTATTCGGATAGCCTACGGCAAAAAGTCGAGGCGCAGTTTGAGGGCTGGGATGATTCCCTTTCGGCTATCAGCGAACGACGCAAGAAGGTGTTAGATCCTGTTACAGGATATGACTTTTTTGTGTCGAATTATTTTCCACATTATGTGCGTTCAGCATCACGTTCGGATTTGCACAATTATTTGTTTGCCGAACTCCCTGCCGTATTACAAGCGCCTAAACCTATCAATATGGCAACTGCCGCGCCCCGTGGTGAAGCTAAATCCACGTTGGTGTCGCAGTTGTTTACGCTTTATTGCTTGGTGACACAACAAAAACGCTATGCCTTGATCGTGATGGACAGTATCGACCAAGCCTACCCAATGTTAGAAGCCATCAAAGTGGAATTGGAATTTAACCAACGACTACGTATTGACTTTCCGGAGGTGGCAGGACAAGGGCGCGTATGGCAAGCGGCAACCATTATCACTAAGGCTAATCAGAAAGTTCAGGTGGCGGGTTCCGGCAAGAAATTACGTGGTTTGCGCCATGGGGCTTATCGTCCTGATCTTGTGGTGTTGGACGATATTGAGAATGATGAACAAGTCCGCAGTGCAGAACAGCGTGATAAGTTGCACGACTGGTTGAAAAAGACCGTGCTCCCATTGGGCGCAGCAGGCGATAAATTGGACGTGGTGTATATCGGAACTATCCTGCATTACGACAGCGTATTGAATCGCACTTTGAGCTCCAAAGCCTGGAAAACCGCCAAATTTAAAGCCTTAAAGAAAATGCCTGATGACATGGCGTTGTGGGACAAGTGGGAAGATTTTTTCTTGAATGAGGGCGAGACGGTTGCTGATGCCTTTTATTACGCCAATCAAGCGGCAATGGATAAAGGTTCGGAGGTGAGTTGGGCGGCGCGTCCGTTACTTACGCTGATGAAAATCCGTGCTCGTGATGGCCATGCGACTTTTGATTCTGAATATCAAAATGACCCGTTAAGCAGTGATGATGCGATTTTTGCCAATGCCATTAAATACTGGACGGAACTGCCGTCTGATTTGATTTATTTCGGGGCGGTTGACCCGTCACTCGGCAAAGCGGGGGCAAGCCGTGACCCATCGGCGATTTTAGTGGGCGGTTATCAGCGTGCCACAGGTAAATTGTATGTGGTCGAAGCGCAAGTGAAAAAACGCTTACCGGATTTAATCATTGAAGATGTGATCCGTTTCCAACAGCAATACAAGTGCCACCGTTGGTTTGTTGAAACCGTGCAATTTCAGGAATTTTTAAAAGACGAACTGGTTAAGCGCTCGGCACAACGTGGCGCACCTGTGCCGGCAACCGCAATTAAGCCAAACACAGACAAAATGCTTCGAATTGAATCCTTGCAACCGCACATGGTGAACGGTTTGATTTTGTTACACAGCACACAAGCGACCTTGATTGCGCAACTGCGTCACTTTCCGAAAGCTGACCACGATGACGGCCCGGATGCGCTTGAAATGTTGTGGAAGAACTCCATCACCAACGCCGCCCCGATTGAGTGGATAGGTTTAAACGATGAAAACTTGGGGCATGATGATTTTGATGCGGAAGATGATTTATATAGCATTTGGCGAGGATAAAACATGAAAATTTGGGAAAAAATTAAAACATTGGTTGGGTCAAAAACAGAACCAACCCAAACCGACGAAGCAATGGTGACGGCAAATGGGCGTGTGTTATCGGATCACCCGAGCAATCGCATTACTCCGTCAAAGCTGAAAAGCATTTTAGAAGACGCGGAAAGTGGCGATATTACGGCACAGCACGAGTTATTCATGGATATTGAAGAGCAAGACAGTGCCATCGGGGCGAATATCCAAACGCGCAAACGGGCGATTTTGACGCTAGATTGGCGCATTGCAGAACCGCGCAATGCAACCCCGGCGGAAGAAAAACTGCAAGCCGAAATTGACGAGTTGTTTTACCAATATCCGAACTTTGAAAACTTGCTGATGGATATGATGGATGCGGTAGGACACGGGTTTTCTGCGTTAGAAATCGAGTGGAAACTTGAGGGCGGTAAGTACATCCCGAATAACTTTATCGCCCGCCCGCAGTCGTGGTTCAAACTAGATAAAAACGACAATCTCTTGTTAAAAACCCCGAGCAATGCCATAGGTGAACCTTTGCGTCCGTTCGGCTGGGTGGTGCATTCGCATAAGTCCCGTTCCGTGCAACTGGCACGCATGGGCTTATTCCGCACACTGGCTTGGCTTTATATGTTTAAGCATTATTCGGTGCGAGATTTTGCAGAATTTTTGGAGCTTTACGGCATGCCGATCCGTATCGGTAAATATGGCGCAGGGGCAACAAATGAGGAAAAACGCACACTATTACGCGCACTTGCACAAATCGGACATAATGCCGCAGGGATTATGCCTGACTCTATGACAATCGAATTGCATAATGCCGCAAACACCGGCGCGGGGTCGGCAAATAACCCGTTCTTGCAAATGGTGGACTGGTGCGAAAAATCTATTGCCCGTTTGATTTTGGGGCAAACGCTCACATCAGGCGCGGACGGCAAAAGTTCAACTAATGCGCTAGGCAACGTACATAATGAAGTGCGCCGTGATTTATTGGTTTCAGACGCGAAACAAGTGGCACAGACCATCACACAGCAAATCATCCTGCCTTATTTGCAGATTAACGTTGACCCAAATATTGCGCTACATCGTGTGCCATACTTTGAGTTTGACACCAAGAAATACGATGATTTAAGCACCTTTGCTGATGCCATTCCGAAACTGGTGGGGATTGGTGTGCAAATCCCCGAAAAATGGACGCGCGATAAACTAGGCATTCCTGAAGCGCAAGACGGTGAAGTGGTTTTAAAAGCTCTTCAAAGCGATTTTAATCCCGATTTAAAAACACCGAGGAAATCTACCGCACTTTCAGCGCATGTGGTGGGTTGTCAGTGTGCGGGGTGTTTGGGTAAAGGTGCGCGTGTGGCGTTGTCTGCTGCTAACAAAGGTGAAACGGAACAGGATTTATTGGATAACAGTTTAAACGAGGCGTTAAATGTGATTGACTTTAACCGCCAATTAGACCCTGTGGTGCGTCAATTAGCCGTTGCATTAACCGCATGTAATACCTATGAGGAAGCAAGTGATAAATTAGCTGAAATTTACCCGGATTTAGATAACGCAGAACATCAACGTTATTTGACACAAGCCGTCTTTTTGTCCGAATTGTTGGGAGTCAGCAATGCCAAGCGTTAATTTCGTTTTGGGGCTAGAACCGAAAAAAGCCATTGAGTTTTTAAGGGATAAAAAGGCCATATTAGGGCATTTTGACGAAGATGCCTTAATGGATAGCGCCCGAGCAAAAGCAACGCGTATCGCCAATTTATCCAGTCTTGAGATGAGTAAAGACATCTACCAGTCTTTAGTTGATGCACAGGCACAAGGCTTACCTTTTAGCGAGTGGAAAAAAGGAATTTTTGAACATTTTAAGAAAAAAGGATGGATTGCCGGGTATGACAAAGAATATTTGCTTGCAGATCCGAAAACCGGTGAATATTTTGGCTCACCACGCCGATTAGAGACGATTTATCGCACCAACATGCAATCTGCTTATTCTTCTCAGCGCTATGCCGAAATGAGAGATAACGCAGATAACCGACCTTATTGGCAATATTCGGCAGTAAATGATGATCGTACCCGCCCAAGTCATTCCGCTATGCACGGTTTGGTTTATCGCTATGATGATCCATTTTGGGCGACATTTTACCCACCCAACGGATTTAATTGTCGATGTTCGGTCATTGCATTAGCCGAGCGTGACATTAACCGCCGCAATCTGGTTGTTGGGGATAGCGCAGATCGTTTGATTGATTACGACCGCAAAATCAATTCCACCATAACGGAAAAAACGACCGCATTTAAATTGTCAGATGATAAATGGATTATTACGGATAGAGGCTTTGATTACAATGTCGGACGAACCGTATATAAACCTAATTTAGCACTTTATCCTGAATCATTGGCGCACCAATTTGCCAAACGTGAAATGGGCGGTGAGGGCTTTAAATTTGATTTTAAACAGTTCGAAAAAGAATTCGCACCTTACATTGATGATTATAAAAAGCTAAAAGGAAAAAATGAGCGTGAAGCATTTTTAAACCCGATTCGAGAACGGTTTAAAATGGACTATAAATTTATTGCCGGTGTGTTAAACGAAGATACCAAGCAGAAAATTAAAACTGCTTTATCTACAGTTTGGCTTTCGGATGACTCATTAATTAAACAAATTGCAAATCGTTACGGGCAAGATTTTGATTTTGATGACTATGCGCGGTTGCCAGACGTGTTATATAGACCTGACAAAATAGAGCAAGACGGTAAAAATACGTTTAAATTTTACAAAGAAGTGGATTCACGGCGATTGATAGCTGTCATTAAAGTGCTTAATGGTAGCAATGAGATTTACTTGACATCACAACACTTAGCAAGTGATCGACAATGGCGAAAAGCATTTAAATAGATATGTCGCCCGGTGGGACTCGAACACCCCCACACATCAATCCCTGCTCCAATAGCATTCGTTCGCAGTTTTCGAGATTCGCTGCTACGGGCGACTAGAGGCACTATAACATGATAGACGTAAAAATCAACAACGAAAAAGAACTTATCCATGCATTATCACAATTGGCGCAACATGTGAAATATAATGTGCCGCTTATGCGTACGATAGCGGGTACAATGCAATCTGCAGTTGACCAAAACTTTGAAGCCGGTGGGCGTCCTACTTGGCTTGGTGTGAAAAGTCGCCCAGACGGAAAACCATTGATTGATAGCGGTGCATTAAGAAATAGCATCCATTCGAGTTGGGATAACAACGAAGCGCAGGTTGGGACAAACCTAAAATATGCGGCTATCCATCAATTCGGCGGAAAAACCAGTCCCCATAAAATCAAACCAGTCACTAAAAAAGCCTTGGCATTCGGAGAAATTGTCAGAAAATCAGTAGATCATCCCGGAAGTGATATTCCCGCCCGTCCTTTCCTTGTTTTAACACCACAAGACGAGGACGACATCTTGGAGGACGTACAAGCCTATTTTCGGAGTGTAGTTAAATAAAACATAAAACCGCCCTAAATTGCGCGTATTTGCATTTTTATGATTGTAGGGACGATTTATCGAATTAATTTTTTTAAAACGATTTAAAAGGATTTAAAAAGGTTTTAAAAATAGTTTAAGATTAAATTCAACATTCAATTTCATTTTTGCAAAAATTCTAACCTAGAGGGGAGTGAGGAAGTCGCTCCCCTCTTTTCATTTTTTCCAATCCATTATTCTGAAATCCTAGATTAACTTTTCAGGATTTTACGAATGAAACTCACCCTTGCAGCCTGTAGTTTTGAAATTGACAAAGCGAAGTATGGACGCATCCAGCTTTTGCCTTATGGCAAATTTAGAGCTACTGACGGCAGACCGACAGATGTGGAGGCATGGTATGTAACCGATACAAACGGGGCTGATGTTGTGGCATTAGCTAACAGTCAGAAAAATCCCCTACCCATTGACTACGAACACCAAATCTTACATTCCCAACAAAACGGCAAAGAGGCTCCTAGCGCAGGTTGGATGGAATATCTCTATTTTAACCCGCAAGGGATTTTTGCTGATGTCCGTTGGACGGACAAAGCCGCGGAATACATCAAAAATGGCGAATATCGTTATATCTCTGCCGTGTTTGCATATGACACGAATGGTTATGTTCGCAAAATCTTTCACGCTGCACTGACTAACAACCCCGCTTTAGACGGTATGGACGAAGTGATGGTTGCTGCCAGTGCGCAATTTTTTAATCAACAAAAGGAAAAGCCAGAAATGGATAAGAAATTACTTGCCGCGTTGTGTGCATTATTTGCTTTGAAAGCTGACGCCAGCGAAGCGGAAATTACCGAAAAAGTGACCGCACTTTCTGCTGCGAAAGGCGACAGCCAAGTAGCGGTGTTGGATGTGTATGCCAAGTTGGCCGAAAAAGAACAATCTGTTGTGGCATTAACTGCACAAGTGGGTAAGCCTGACCCGGCTAAATTTGTGCCAGTAGAACAGGTTGCCGCATTACAAGCTGATTTTAATAAGCTGAAATCAAGCATTGATAACGACAAGAAAAGCGCATTAATTGAAGCGGCCTTGTCGCAAGGCAAACTCGCTCCGGCACTTAAAGAATGGGCGGCAAGTTTAAGTATTGAAGCCTTAACCGGTTATTTGGATAAAGCGACACCGATTGCGGCGTTAGCAGGCGGTCATCAAGCGAACGAAGACCCGAATAAAAGCAATGTGGTGGCATTAACCGCAGAACAACAAGCCGTAGCCAAAATGCTTGGCATGACAGATGCGGATTACATTAAAAAATATCAGTCTCAGGAGGCTAAATAATGTCAATCAATAAAGCACAGGTGTTAAACCACATCACCGAAGCCTTTCGTAAAGAATTTATCAAAGGTTTAGAAAACCACCCTACTCAGTGGGCAAAAATCGCTATGGAAATTTCGTCCACAACTAAAACCAATACTTACGGATTTTTAGGTAAATTCCCGAAAATGCGTGAATGGGTTGGCCAACGTCAAATCCAAAGCATGCAAGCGCAAGGCACAAGCATTACTAACAAAAAATTTGAATCAACCGTCGGCATTCCGCGCGAAGACATTGAAGATGATCAGGTCGGTCTATATACGCCAATGATGCAATTAGCGGGTCAATCTGCCGCCGAATTACCTGATGACGAAGTATTCAGTTTGTTGAAAAAAGGTAAATCTACGCTGTGTTATGACGGTCAGAACTTCTTTGACACAGATCACCCGGTCTTTGAAAAAGTAGATGGTACGGGTAACCAAACCACTCAAGTGAACTTAACAGTGGGGACAGATAACGATGCGCCAACGTTCTACATCGTGGACGCCCGTTTGCCGATTAAACCGTTAATCTGGCAAAAACGCACCGCACCGGAAATTGAGCCGAAGTTTGACCCGGCAAAATCCGAACACGTCTTCATGGAAGATGAATACTTATGGGGTGTGCGTGCCCGTGGCGCAGCAGGTTTCGGTTTTTGGCAATTAATCCACCGCGTGGAAAAAACCAAATTAACCAAAGAAAATGTGCAAAAAGTCATTAAAACCATGAAAGGGTTAAAAGGTGACGGTGGTAAGGCGTTGAACATTCAGCCGAATTTAATCTTGGTTCCGACTAATCTTGAATACGAGGCAAAAGAATTGTTTAAAACCAAACAAATCAACGGCACAACAAACATTCTTGAAAACGAATTAGATGTGCTTGCCTCTCCGTTCATCAATGAATAACCAAACGGGCGGGAAACCGCCCTAGGAGTTAATTATGACTAAGGAAAACCAAAAAGACGATGTAATGCAAGACGTGCAAACAGCACAGGATGAACAGGCGCAAACCCAAACCGAAAACGGTGCGGATAATGCCGAAAGTACGCCCCAAAGTGCGGTAGAAAAACACGATGAATCGGGCGACAAAGAAGGGCAAGTGATTGTGCCTATCGGTTATTCGATTAAATTGCGTGATATCCACCCACAGTCAACGTATGGACGTTGCGGTTATCGCTTTAACAAAACCGATGCGGTTTACATCGCAGCGGATGACTTAACGGCAGAACAAACCTTAACTTTGGCGGAAGACCCTTGGTTAGAGCTTGTCCCAGTGTGTGAGGATTAAGCCATGTATGCAACGGTAAATGATTTCGTTTTGCGCATCGGGGAGTTTCAGGCAATCCAGCTGACTGACCGTGACCGAGAAGGCATGGTAAATGAAAGCGTGCTGACCATTGCCCTTTCGGATAGCACAAGCCAAATCGACGGTTATTTAAGTGCGCGTTATCGCTTACCGTTGCCGACAATTCCGCAAAACCTAACTCGTATTTGTTGTGATCTCACCCGCTATCGTTTGGCGAGTATGTCTGAGGTAACGATTACTGACGAAATTATCACTCGCTATAAATTGAGTTTAAAAGAGCTTGAGGACTTGGCAGCTGGGAAGATTTCGCTCGGTATCGAGATTGAAGACGACCAACAAAGCGACGGCAATGTGGTGATGTTTACTAATCCGAACAATAGGATTTTTGGCCGTGATAACCGAAATTGAAAATGCACTGGTTGACCGCTTGACACGTGGCTTGGGACAACTTGCCAATACCGTGAAAAGCTACGGTGGTGAGCTGGACGACGAAAGCCTTGGCACGGGTCGTTTGCCTATGGTGTTGGTGACGTTCGGCGGTGCGCGAATTGAGCCGATGGGGGTGCGCGGTACAGCGTTTCGCACCTCTGCTAAATTTGTGGTCATTGTGGCAGTACGCTCATTGCGTAGCAACCAAGCCGCACGACAAGGCGGGGTGGATAAACGCGAGGTTGGTGCAAATCAGTTGATTTATGCAGTGCGCCGCTTGCTGGATACGCAACGTTTGGGCGGGTTGGTGAAACCGTTAAAACCACTGGCAATTCGGACGTTATTTAACAATGCACAGTTTCGCACCGAAAAAGTCACGGCGTATGCCATTGAGTACGAAGCGGCATTTGATGATGTTGCACCGCTTGAAGACGGTTTGTATCCAGAAGAAACACAAGACCCGACTAATCCTGATTTTGTGTTTACTCATTATGCGGCCGAACTCTCCCCATCGTCGCCAATCCTTGAGCATGTGGACGGCAAATTATATGACCCGAACAACAATGCCGAGGTCGGCTTTAGTGTAAAAACAAAGGATAAAACATGATTGTAAAAGCAGCTTTAGGGGTGAAAGTCCCTTTAGAAAATCAGCCGTATGCCTACATTGAGCAGGAGCCGGTTGAAGTGGATGATTCTGTTTATTATCAGCGTCGTATTGCTGATGGCGACTTAATCGAAGTGCAACCAACCCGCAAGCAAAGAGGTGCAGACAATGACTAATATCGAATTTGAAAAAATCCCGAACAGCTTACGCAAACCGGGTGTTTATACCGAATACAACGCCAAAGGCGCAGTAACTACACTGCCGACTAACGAGCAGGAAGTGCTAATTGTTGCGCCAATGGTGGGCGGTGCGACGGCATTTACCCAACCGGTGCGTGTGTATTCCGACCTTGACGCGGCGCAGGCATTTGGTGCAGGTTCGTGGGCGCATTTGATGACGCGCATGGCGATTACTAACAACTCCTTGATCCGTTTATCTGTGATGGGTTTAGCGGATGGTTCTTCTGGTGTGGCGGCAAGTGGTAGTTTAACCTTAACCGGTACTGCAGCAAGCCAAGGTGTCATGACAGTAACCATTGCCGGTATTGATTACAAAGTGGCGGTAGCAGCAGGCGAAAAATCCAATGCGGTGGCGGCGCGTTTGAATGCAATTATTAATGGTTCGACAGATTGCCCAGCAACATCAGCTGTGAATGAGAGCACGATTACGTTAACCGCAAAATGTAAAGGCGAAATTGGCAACGAAATCAATTTGACCGCAACCAATACGGCTAAAGATATGACTATTAGTGCGACAGCATTTGCCAACGGTGCAGAAAATGCGGATTTAGCCCCTGCATTAGCAAGTGTTGCCGGTACGCATTATCACATCATTATTTCGCCATTTGCGGACGATAAAAACGCCAAGGCCTTGCGTGAGCATTTAGAATCCGTGTCTGCGCCACTTGAGAAAAAACCTGCTATCGGCGTGCTGGCATGGCGCGGCAGTATGGCAACCGGTACGACTTACACCGAGAAAATCAACAGCGAGCGTGTCACTTGCGGTTGGTACAAGGGCGCGATTGAATCCAATGCGTTAATTGCGGCAGGTTATGGCGCGGTGATTGCAGGCGAAGAAGACCCGGCGCGTCCGTTAAATACCCTTGAAATTAAAGGCTTGACGGAAGTTGACCCGACACAAACCCCGTTATTGACCGAAGCAAATCAGGCGTTATATCACGGGTTAACCCCGATTACCGTTGTAAATCATCGTGTCCGCATTATGCGTGCAATCACGACTTACACCAAATCGGCGACTAATACCGATGATCCGAGTTACTTAGATTTAACCACTATCCGCACGCTTGACTATACGTGCAAAGCGATTGAGCAGCGCATTGAGTTGCGTTTCCCACGTGCCAAATTATCTGCACGTACACCGGATAAAGTGCGGTCGGAAATCCTTGATGTTTTATTGCGTTTGGAAAACGAAGAAATTTTGGAAAACGTGGCGCAGCATAAAGCGAAATTGTTGGTGAAACGTAACGGCGTTGACCCGAACCGCTTGGATTGTGTCATCCCGACCGATGTGGTGAACGGATTGCATATTGTCGCTAACCGTGTTGATTTGATTTTATAGGAGGCATAAATGGCACAAGAATTTGCCAGTTTAGGCATTGTCGAAGTGGACGGTCAAGAAATTGACTTAACCAAGTTAGATGTGCGTGTTACCACTGGTCGCAAGCCGGTGAAAACCATCAACCGCAAAGGACGAGTGAAAGGCTTTGCGAAAGGCATTACTGAATATGCGTTGTCAATCACCGTTGTTGTGCCGTTAAACGCACCAGAGCCTGATTGGGATAACGTGACAGATGCAAAAATCACGGTAGAAGAAGAAAACGGTAAACGAATCTCATACATCGGCTGTTTTACCACAGAAACCGGCACAAGCTATACCGTAGATAGCGAAGAAGTGCGCGATTTGCAAGTAGTCGCAACAGATAAGGTTACTGAATAATGAAAACCCGTTTAAAACTTGGCGTGCTGTATAACGGCACGCTACATCATGACGTGTTAGTCAAAATTTTGACCGTGGGTGGCGAATGCCAAGCGTTGGAAGTTATCAACGACTTCGGGTTAAGCGACAAAGAAACATTAAGTCATGCCGAGCAAATGCTGGTTGATTTGGCGTATTTGGCGCAACAAGTCGAGTTTGATGGCATTCCGCGCGAGGCAGTGACTCCGGCATTCTTGCTGGATAATCTTGCCACTGATGATTACGTGTTGATTAACAATGAAATTAATCAACTACGAAAAAAGCGCATGGGCGTTTCGGAAGACCAAGAGACGGCAAACGAAGCGTAAAAAAAAGCAATGTCAGCGAAGTGTGGCAAGCGTATGAAAACTACCGCTCAGCAACGATTTTACTGGGTAAGTTTGGATTTACTGCGCAAGCCGTCTGGAATATGTGTCACGCGGAAGTCAGCGCATGGATTAACAGCTATTTAGCGAGTCAAGGCGCGAAAAGCCAACAACACACCGAAGAATCTACGACGTCCTATGTTTTTAAGCGTCGTAAAAATAAGGGGGCGTAATGCCCCTTTTTTATTGCTGTTAAATTACGTTTAAACAAGGTTTAAAAATGGCAAATATGGATCTCTCTTTAACACTCAAGGCGAAAGACTACGCCAGTGGCGTGGTGAAAAGCGTTGAAAACAGTGTTAGCAAATCAACCAAAAATATTGAAAATCAAGCCCAGCGCTGTGCTACAACACAACAAAGAGCGGTGCGCCAAACGGCACAAGTGACAGAGCAAAGCTACCGCCAAATCCAACAAGTGGCACGCAATCGCGAAATGCTGGGCGTGCGTAGTGAGCGCAGTATCCAAAACGAAATCAACCGCACCCGCGCGGCATACGACCAATTAAAACGTAGTGGCATTGCTTCCGGGCGTGAATTAGACCGCGCCGCTGTGGCGACTAAACGCCGCATTGCGGAGCTGAACGCGGAAATGGGCAAAGTCTCCATGGGGCAACGGTTAGGCAATGTTGGACGTGGCATTGCCGGTTTGGCAGCAGGTGCGACCGCAGCTGGCATGGTGTTAGCGCAACCTATGAAAAAACAAATGGATTATGACCGATCTCTTGCGATGACAGCTAACACCGCATTTGCCGAGCGAGATGTGGCGGGGCGCATTGCAGGTAAAGCAGAGTTAAATAACGCGGTAAAAAGTGCGGTAGAAGTTGGCGGAGGAACCAAGGAAGACGCTTTGGGCGCATTGGATACTATGCTTGCTAGTGGTGCAGTAAAAGCCGATACCGCTATGAAATTGTTACCAACGCTACAAAAAGGCGCCACAGCCACTGGTGCAAGCACCGATGACTTGGCAAAAATCGCCATTTCGGCAATGCAACAGTTTGACATCAGCGAAGATCAAATCGGAGAAGTGTTAGACAAAGCTGTGGCGGCAGGACAAGCAGGTAACTTTGAACTAGCGGACATGGCGCGCTGGTTGCCTCAACAAATGGCAGCGGGTAAATCTGCCGGCTTAAAAGGTATGTCGGGGTTTGAGGCATTATTGGTCGCCAACCAACAGGCGCGTGTAACTGCCGGAACATCAGATGAAGCGGGAAATAACTTAGTCAATTTACTTGCAAAATTAACATCAAAAGAAACCTCAGACCGCTTTCGAAAACTCGACATAAAAGGCAAGGATGGTAAAGACCACGGGGTGGATTTTATCGCCTCAATGGAAGCTCAGAAGAAAAAAGGTAAAAACTCCATCGAAGCCTTTATGAGCATTATGGATCAGGTGATTGGTCAGGATGGTAAGTACCAGGCACTGCAAAAAAAACTTAAAAGCGCAAAAAAAGAAGATCAAGCTCAAGTCTTAAACGAAATGACTAACTTGGTGGAAGGCACAGCAATCGGGCAAATCATTTCAGACCGCCAAGCATTAATGGCGTTATTGGGTATCCGTAACAATGTGAACCTTGGTAAAGAGGTGAAAGAAAGCTTGGATAAAAGCGAAGGCGCAGTGGAAACCTCCCATGCGGTGATTAAAGACACCAACAGCTACAAAGTGGAAGACGCGAAAAATAACGTAGATTTCGCGCAGATGGAAGGTATGAAGGGATTTAACGATGCCTTGGGTGATGTAAGCGTGAAAATCGCTGAATATGCCAAAGCTTATCCTGATTTAACCGGCAAGATCGTGACTGCCGGCACGGTTGTCGCGGCGTTAAGTGCCGCCGCTATTACTGCGGCAGGGTCTTTGCGATTATTGGGCGGCAAAGGCGGTTTAGGGCTTGGTGTTGGTGATGTGTTGGGTAAGGGTGCAGGCATAACCGGTGCGGCTGGTGGCGCAACTGCGGCGAATGCTACAAAAATGGGGCGACTGGCGAAGTTTGGGCGAGGCGGTTTGCCATTGTTAGTTTTTGGTGCAATGTTGGAAGGGGCAGAAAATTACGCTCCCTACATGGCGCAAAAAGAGGAAGAACGTGAAGCCTTTGATGCTACGACTAACAATGCAAAACAGAAATTCTATGCGGCCGCGTATCCGAATAAATCAGCGTTTCAATATGCTCCATCTGTTCCCGCGCCTGAAAAGTCAGTTTGGTCTTTAGCAAGTGGCGGTTATGCACTTGGTGACGCGGCAAAACGCAAAGAGATTGCGGACGAACGCTTAAAACGAGGCACATTAACGCAAGATGAGTATAACCGCCGTGTGCAAGTGCCTGACTATAAAGCTGAATTTCAGCAGTTGGGCTCGACTATCAGCGAAGGCATGAAACAAGCGGTAGAAAGTCAAAATTTCACCATTCAAAATCAAATTCGCGTGGACTTAGACGGTCGGACGATTGCGGAAAGTACATCCGAAAACCAATATCGCGAACTTAAACGGGGGTAAAAATGAAAGGTTGGACAATGCCAATCCAGCAAGCTTCTTATCGCGGTGTGCGGTTTGATGTGTTAAGTGTGGATGACAACTTAGAGCGTGCCACGATTACACACGCTTATCCGTTCGTGAACGGGGGCGACATTGAAGATTTAGGTTTAAATCCGCTCACCATCCAACTGCAAGCCGTGTTTTATGGTGAGGGGTATTACACCGATTTTAAACGATTTTTGTCGGCCCTGGAAAAACAAGGTTCGGCGGTGTTGGTGCATCCCATTCGTGGTCGCTTGCAAAATATGCTTTGCACCTCGGCTTATTTTCATCACGAAGCGGATTTTGTGGACTATGTGACAGTTAGCCTTAGCTTTCAAGAGGCCACACCGGCAAAACCGATTTTCTTGTTTAACATTTCCGTTTTAGGCTTAATTGATGAGTTATTAACTAAGCTCGAAGACTTGGTAGATGATGTATTAGAGCTATATGGCACCTTTATGGAGGGGATTTCATTTGCCGCTAATGTCAAATCACGTTTATTAGGCTCGTTTGGCGCGCTTTACGGCTGTTTTGAGCAGGTGCGCGATATGTTTGACATGGACAAAAAAAAGCATGCAATATCAGTAAATACACCGACCTCTAAAGAGGTATTTAAACAACAAGGTGGCAAGGCTGTGCGTGAGATGGCGAGCATGATTCGCGATGGTTTAACGGCTATTGCTAATCGTGACGACTTAACCGTGCGTGCAAGATTTGATGAGGTCACTCGCACCGCGAAAAGCCTATTAGAAATTGCGCCGAATTTAAGCAATGGCAAAAACAGCAAATCAAATACCCTAAAATCATTAACGTCATCCTTGACGGCGCAGGACACTAAAGAAATCTTCTGTGCGGTGCAGTTGCTGGCGACGGCGACTGTGTTAAAAATCGCCACCCGATTTATTGAGGACGATTCGTTAATTCCGTCCGAAATTGATTACATTGTGACGGAATCGCGCTTGCAAGCCTTGGCGACGTTGAATACCGTGCGTGCGTTAGTGCAGGCGGAGCAAAACGCGATGACATTACATTACGTTAAAGATGATTTTGGTTTGATGTCATTAAGTGTGAAAAAACAAACAGGCGCAATACAACTGCAAAAACCGAACACGGGGCTTTATACACAAGCCTATAACACAGCAGAAAAACTGCGTCAACAAAGCCACAAATTAACCCAGCTTGCGTTGGCAGCGATTAACCGCAAACCGCCTTTAATTATTCGCACGGTGGAGTTCGACAGCACGATTCAGCAGGTGGCACACGCTTTTTACGGTGATTATGCCCGTGCGGGTGAGTTATTGCGCCTGAATCCGCAAATCCGTTACCCTAACTTTATCGCACGTGGCGAGGTGCTCAATGGCTACGCAAAATAACGGCTACCCGTTTAACAATGAGATTGTGGTTGAGATTGATGGAAAACAGCACAAAAACTGGAAAAGCTACGATATCGACAGCGATTTCTTAATTCCTGCGGATGCCTTTAATTTCAGCATTGGCGTGCCGTCAGACAATACCGTGCTGGCAGATTATTCCGGCAAAACAGCAAAAGTGCTGATTAACGGTGAGCTTGTACTGACGGGCATTGTTGACACTACACAACATTCTATTTCAAAAACCGACCGCACTTTTAGTTTAAATGGGCGCGACAAAGCGTCTATTTTAGTGGATTGCTCCGCACCGATTACCAATGTTAAAGGTTTGACGGTGTTAGATGCAATTAAAAAAATAGTGGAGCCGCTAGGCATTAAAAAAGTCGAATTGCGTGCCGAATCTAATCCAACGTTAGATAAAGTTGACATCGACATTGGTGAAACCGCGTGGAATGCACTTATCCATTGTGCTAATTCGGCGGGGTTGCACGCATGGTTTGATCCTGCCGGCACGTTGATTGTGGGCGGTGCGGATTACTCTACGCCTCCGGTGGCGACATTGTGTTGTGCGAAAAACGGCAAACGCAACAATTTCACGCAGGCAAGCCTAACTACCGACGTGTCGCAAAGCTTTTCAGAAATCACGTTTTTGGCGCAACGGCACGGGCGAAGCGGTGATGACAATAAAAACGATCTGAAATGGGTGTTTAAAGATGATGCTGTTGAGACCTACAAGCCGAAAACGGTGATTGTACCAGATGTGGAAAATTTGGAAGCCCTGAAAAAATGGGCAAAAAAGTACATTACGGACAGCATTTTAAACAGCTTTACTTTGACGATTACCGTGCCTGACCACAAAACACAGGATGGCGTTTTGTGGACGCCCGGGCAACGGGTGCATGTCATCTGCGAAGAATATGACATCGACGCTATTTTTTTCCTGATGGGGCGCCGTTTTGCTTTGAGCCGACAAGGCGGTACAACTACGGAATTGCGCTTAAAACAAGACGGTGTATGGACGCCTGACGCTTATGTCAATAAATCCAAAGCGGCACGCAAACGGAAGGGTAAAAAAGGCGATTTGATTGTATTGGATGGGGATTAGTATGAGACGATTGGGACAAGCAATAAGACAACACACGGAAACCGCCTTGGGCGCGGTGCGCCAAGCCTTCCGAGGAAAGTTGAATTTAGTTAAAAGCGCGGACAATATCCAAAAAGTGCAGGTATCCGGATTAGCGGACGAAACCTTACAAGACGTGGAGTTGATGCAACAATTCGGCTTAACGTCCGTGCCACCTGCCGGCACTCAAGTAGTGGTATTGCCCATGGGGGGCGAAACGACCCACTCTATTGTGATTGCCACCGAAAATGGATCTTTTCGCGTTAAAAACCTAAAATCGGGCGAAACCGCTGTTTATGACGAAAGCGGAAGTTCAATCATTTTAAAACAAGGTCGATTAATCGAAATTGATTGTGATATATTAAAAATAACCGCCACCACTAAAGTTGAGATCAGTAGCCCGATTGTTGAGACAGACCATGTATTTACTGCCCAAGGTCAAATCAACGGCAACGGTGGCATGGCTGTTCAGGGCGGTTCTGGCGCGTCATTTACTGGTAACGTAACGCAAACAAAAGGTAGCTTTAGTACTGATGGCGACGTGACTGCCAACGGTACATCCCTTGTCAGCCATACCCACCGCGGGGATAGCGGTGGCGTAACCGGACAACCTCAATAATCCCAAATTAAAGGCGGTGTGGAACTCTCTCCCCGCCTTTTTCTTTCCCCTTTCTTTTACTCTGTCAGCATGGACAGAGAAATCAGCCCGCTTACCGGGGACTATACAAATTCGCATATCGGTACACTGCAAAATGCTGTGTATATCAGACTGACTACACCTTTAGGCTCGTGGTGGGCAAATGGGCGTGTAGGTTCTCTGCTCCATACTATTCAGCGAGAAAAGGATTTAAGCCGTGTGGGCATGTTGGCACAACAATACGCCGAAGAGGCATTGCAACCGTTACTTGATGATGGTCGAGCCAGCGAAATTGTTGTTACTCACGAACAACCACACAACGGCAGAGTAATTCTTTCTATTTCTGTAACCGACAACCGGGGCGAACAATACACTTTTAAACACCCCGTAAACGTCATTTAAAAGGTGTTTAAATCGTGTTTATCGTGCCAACTCTCGAAGAAATCCGTGCCAGTATTCTGCGGGATTACCAAACTTATTACCCAAATGCCGACACGTCCGAAGACAGTGACGCTTATGCACGTGCCAGTAGTTTGGCTGCCTGTGCAGAAGGGATTTATGCACATCAAAAATGGCTAATTAAACAGTTTTTCCCTGACACTGCCGACACTGAATTTTTAGAAAAACACGCAGGATTGCGCGGTTTGCGTCGTCGTAACGCCACTTATGCGGCAGGCAAAGGCGCCACTATTAGCGGCAATCCTGATGCCGTGATTGCTGTTGGTTTACAAATCAAAACCGAAGACGGGCGTTTTTATGAGACGACCGAAAGTGCGGTCATTTCCGCCAGTGGTTCTGCAGTTGTTGCGGTGCGCTCCCTTGCTACTGGCGCGGTACAAAACATTAAAACGGCTACAAAAGGATCGTTTATGGCGGCGCCAGTTGGCGTGAGCACGGATGTTGTATTAAATGATGTGGTTGGGGCGACCAATGCCGAAAGCGATAGCTCATTGTTGGAGCGTTTGCTTAATAAAATCCGCCGACCCGCAGCAGGTGGCAATAAATACGATTACAAAGACTGGGCGTTAGAGGTGGATGGCGTTGAACAAGCGTATGTTTACCCGCTACGCCGAGGGCTCGGTACAGTTGATATTGCGATTACGGCCGATAATGGCGTGCCAAGTGATGACACGGTACGTCGCGCGCAAGAATACATCGACCAAGAGCGCCCGGTAACCGCAAAAGAAAGCAAAGTCGTTAAACCTGATGTGACAAAAGTCAACTTTAACATCCAGGTTAAAATCAGCGGTGTCGCATTAAATGACATTAAGACCGCCATTAACAATGCATTACGGGATTATTTTAACGGTTTAATCCCTGGGGATGACTTGATTGTATCCCAATGCGAAGCAGTGATTAATAACTTAATTGGCGTGGTTGACCGCCGTTTTATTGCGCCAACAGCTAACCAAAAAGCAGACATTATCAATAAAATAGAATGGTTTAGATTAGGCGAAATCACCGTGGCGGAGATGTCTTAATGCAGCACGCTAATGTATTGAAACAGCTTTATCCGCCAGTGAGTTATAACATCAATGGCGAACACTTTATCGCACAATGTGAAGTGGACGGCAGTGCATTTGACCGCTTACAACAAAGTGCAGAAGATGTATTAGCAGCAATTGAGCCTGCTACCTCAAACCAAATGTTATCCGATTGGGAGCGTATTTGTGGGATTAAAACGGATTTAAGTAAATCTTATCAAGAGCGCGTTAAACGCGTCATTGTGCAGTTAAACGCGGTGGGTGGCTTGTCTATCCCATACTTTACCCGCATCGCCGAAAGTATTGGTTATCAAATCCAAATTAAAGAGTTTTCGCCTTTACAAAATGATTTGCCTAATCCAGGTGACCTGGTGCAATTTCGCAATGAGCCCCGCGAGAGCTTGATTTATATGTGGCGGGTGACAGTTTTAAACGGTGACGACAATATTGTGTATTTTCGCGCTGGCAGTTCGTTTGCCGGTGATCGCCTGGTCGAATTTGGTGATCCAATAATTGAAGAGTTCTTTAGAGACTTAAAACCCGCGCACACATACTGTTACTTTGCATATCAATAGAGACCAAAAAAATGAAAACGTTACTACCCGAAATTAATTCCGCTGACAAGCGCTTTCATGCTGGCAACCCCGCAACAGGTGAGCAAGGCACACGCGTGACAGACACGTGGCTAAACGACGTGCAAGACCGCGTGCGAGACGTACAAGCCGAGGCACATTATGTGTTAGAAAAAGCCGGATTTACTCCGAAAAACGAACAACAAACGCAACTATATCAAGCGATTGTAAAAATTATTGATGATAACCGTAAAAAAGCCTCTACCACGCAAAAAGGCGAGGTACAACTTTATTCTGGCTATGATTCAGATTCAGAAGAATTGGCTGCTACACCTAAGGCCATTAAAATTCTGAAAGGTTTTATTGATTCGATTACGCGCAGCTTAACGAATTACATCCCAAATAGCAAAAAATCATCAGCCGTTAATAGTAATAGCGCAGAAACCGTCGCAACCAGTGCAGCTGTAAAAATAGCGAATGATAACGCTAACGACAGGGTAGCTAAATCAGGCGACACAATGACTGGAAATTTATTACTCAAGCAAGGTGATTATAGTGGCCTTAATGTATATAACAATGATGGCTATTATACTCGATTGGAGGGTAATCCTCACAATGCCAATAGCTTATTGACATTGGCTTATCGTACACCACAAGGTACCAACATTGCTGTGGCAAGTCTACCGAAAAAAAATGGAGTAATTGCTTATGCTGGCGATGTTGTGTCAAAAAGTGGCGATAGTATATCAGGGACACTATCATTTTCTGGTGCAACAGATAGTTATAGGATTGGTAGTTATACGTGGCGCATGCCTATTAGATTCTCCGGCGACGCAGTTATCGGCAATGAAAAATGCGTAATTGGATTTAACGATAACGGCGCTTTACATTTCGGTGGTTTACCTGACGCTAGTCAATTTAACGCTACATTAGATGGCGAAAAATTTTGGGTGGCTGGCGACGTTAAAACAGCGTTAGGTCGGTCATTAAATAATTCGATCTACAAAGAAGGGGAATCTCATGATATTGCACTCTCTTGGGTTTCAGATGGATTAAAAGTCCGCCTGGATAACACCGATTTAGGGCGAATCGCCTTTAGGCATGATATCGCCAAGGAGCAACTTGTTTGGCAAGGCGAAATGCGTAATGAGCTCACAGTGACTTTACCTGTTGATAGAGGAATCCTTTTTGTCTGTGTTACAAAATCATGGGGGGCAGGAACTATCGTTGATATGTGGTTATCTGCACCGATAGAACATTGTAATAATACACGAATAGGTGACCAAGATGCAGGTGGCTCAGCAGGTGACTATAACTTTTCGATGGCGTTATTGTTAAACAAAACAGGACGCAGTTTAAAACTAACCCCAGAAGGAGCTAGAAAACCGATTATTAAAAAAATTGTAGTAGTAGGAGCCTAAATGAAAGTTTATTTTTTAAAGACCGATATTAATCAATATGTGATTTTCCCCGCACCCGAAGATGAATCATTGTATTTTGTGTTGGACGTTGAATCTGACGATGAGTTAGCGCAAAAAACACCGGTATTACATAAAGGCAAATTAGTGTTAGTGGACAAACAACCCACCCCCGCCCACGAATGGGACGGAAAGGATTGGGTAATCCCACCCGAAAAACAAACCGCACTTTTAGCCGACACCCAAACTCGACTTATCGCCAACATCGATGAGCACGCGGCAAAAATCTACAGCACGTGGACACGCTTTGAGAGTGAGTACCGCGAACGTCAAGCCGCTGCAGAAGCCTTTAAAGTGGCAAATTATGAGGGTGATTGCAGTCGATATATCTCTGATTTTGCGCAGCGTGCCAGACTGGATAATAAGACCGCCACAAACTTGATTTTGACGCAAGCGGCAGGCTTGGAAAAACTACAAA